GATGGCTTTGGTTCTGTTGACCCAAACATTCTTTACAATAGGATTGAATTCCTTGCCAGTGGAATGGAGTGTCGTTTTATATTCTTAGATCACCTTAGTATATTATTGAGTGGACTCGAAGGAGATGAACGACGAATGATAGATATCACAATGACTCGTTTAAGGTCTTTGGTAGAACGCACTGGTATCACTCTATTTTTAGTATCACACTTAAGGAGACCAAGTAATGACAACAACACTCACGAAGAAGGAGGACGTGTTTCACTCTCACAACTTAGAGGATCTCACAGTATATCTCAAATTAGTAATGCGATCGTTGGACTTGAGCGAAACCAGCAGTCCAGCGAGGGAAGAGGCGATACGACTGTTAGAGTCCTTAAAAATCGTCATTCAGGCGAACTCGGGTTAGCTTGTAAATTATCCTATGACCTATCCACTTGCAGATACACTGAACATGAAATTACAGGATCACCAGTTTTCAACCCAACCACGGATTTTTGATGGTGGGTATGAACACCCATGGTATAAATACCTGAAAAAACCTAATCCACCTACTAAACAACAAGTAGAAAAAGCCAAGTTTGTTGATAAAACATACCAATGGCCAGCAAAAAAATAGGCATCATATTCGACCTTGAAGCCAATGGTCTTTATAAGGATGCCACTGAAATACATTGCATATCATATTATGATACAGCTGCAGAAGAAACATTCTCATTTAACGATCAATGCCCCGGAAAAGGTCTTTCGAGTCCTATCACTAGTGCAATTCAGTACATCCAACAAGCTGATTACATCATTGGCCATAATATTATTGGCTATGACTTGCCTCTTATTAGGAAGCTTTATCCCTTCTTCAATCCCGTTGGTACTATTGTTGATACACTCTTACTTAGTAGGTTGTATCATAGCCGACTTATGCATGTAGATAAGGAAAAGAATTGGAAGTATATGCCATTACAACTCTATGGCCGCCACTCACTCGAAGCTTATGGCTACAGATTAGGCGAGTACAAAGGTAACTTTAGTAAAGGTACTGATTGGAAAGAGTGGAGTCAAGAGATGGAAGATTATTGTACACAAGATGTAAACGTCACTAGACGCTTATGGAAACATTTCCACCCATACCTGAATGGATTACGTTAGAACATCAGGTAGCAACAATA